TGGCAATCCATATATCCAAATACAGCCGCCACAAATAATGACTCCTTATGAACTACGAGATATAGAATCATACGAACAAAGGCATCGTGAAAACGAGGCAAGGTACGAGCGGCAAATGTATGAAATGCAAAGATACCAGCAGGCACAGGAAGCTATTGAGCAACTTGAAGAATTAACCAAGGCAATTGAGGAAAGATGATGATCAGAATGTTTAATGCTGAACCAATATTTTTTGTACTTATGTCAGCATCATTTGTGCTTGCAGTAGTAATGCCAGATTTGTACGCAAGGATTTGTTTTGTGATTGTTGGTGTACTTTATTACAAAACTTTTTATTGAGTGGAATGACATGAAAATACTATTATTGATTTTATTATTAAGCGGTTGTGCCACTGTTAAGACGTCAGAGTTTGAAGAGTTTAAGGATATCATGGCTGACAATGTTAAAACAGGTAATGAAAATGTGGTAACTTACAATAAGGCTATTTTAGATATTATTGAAGTTATTAAAATCCTAGATAAACGAATAGAAGTATTGGAGGCCGAAAAAGGCAAATCGAGTTGGTAAAAAATATTGTAAAAAAAATAAAACTGTGCTAGCATGATTATTAATTTTGCTGGCACTTTCTTATGTCTGATACAAACACAATAATCCTCAGAGCTACAACACTAGTCCTTAAATCAGAGATACACATACCATGCAGTGTATGTCTACGGTCAGCGGATGTTTCACGTGCTATTCAACTGTCATTTGATGATGGTATCGAATACTTCACACCAACCTATGATTACTCGTCAGCAACAGCCTTAAATGTGGCTCTGTTGGCATCAGCAGTAGTCAAGATTACTGGTGCGGTCGGCGATACTGTAACTGTGACTAGCGATACTCCTCGATCACGATAATACTTTTGTAGTATAGGATTGGTATTTTATGGCAAGACCAAAGGGACAGCCTAAGCTTGGTGGGAGGGTGAAAGGAACGCCAAACAAAGCAACGGCTGATATAAAAAATATGCTTCTCGAGGCGCTCGAACAAGTTGGAAACAAGGAATACTTCGTGCGGCAGTCAGTGGATAACCCGGTGGCATTTATGGGCTTGATCGGCAAGATCATCCCGAAGGAAGTACAGGCAACGATTGAAGGAGATATGAGGATAACTAATGTTGTTTACACCATAGTTGATTCGGATGAGACTGGACAGAAAGATAGCTAAAGTCTTTCGGCCTTTAATTGACCCTGCACGGTATAAAGGCGCTTATGGTGGCCGTGGAAGTGCCAAGTCACACGATAGAGCTGAGGCGTTGATAGAGGCTTGTGCTACTCGCAAGGTTAGTGCTGTTTGTGTTCGCGAGGTTCAAAAGTCACTTAAGGACTCTGTAAAAAAGCTGCTTGAAAATAAGATAGAGACGCTCGGCTTGGGGCCAATGTTTGAGGTTCAGGAGTCATTAATAAAATCAAAGACTGGGAGCATTATAATATTCCAGGGGATGTCTACAAGCACTGCGGAGAGCATTAAGTCACTGGAAGGATTTGATATTGCTTGGGTAGAAGAGGCGCAGTCACTAAGCCAGAGGTCACTTGATCTTCTTAGGCCAACAATCCGTAAACCTGGGAGTGAACTATGGTTTACTTGGAACCCAGGACAAGAGACTGACCCTATTGACATCCTACTAAGAGGTGATAACCCTCCTCCTGATTCAATCGTGGTTAAGTCTAACTATAAGGATAATCCATGGTTCCCTGACGTTCTTAGGGCCGAAATGGAGTATGATAAACAGCGCGACATTGATAAATACTTGCACGTATGGGAAGGCGAGTATTTATCAATGTCAAATGCTAGAGTGTTCCACAATTGGAGCATAGAAGAGTTTGATAGCCCCAGTGATGGTGTTTACAGGTTAGGCGCGGATTGGGGATTCTCTGTCGACCCATCGGTGTTGATACGATCAAGGCTTGAGGGTAAACGTCTTTATATAGATTATGAGGCGCATATGGTAGGCTGTGAGATTGATATGCTGCCTGACCTGTTTGACCAGGTTCCGGGCGCAAGGCGTTGGCCGATAACAGCCGATAGCGCAAGGCCCGAAACTATAAGCTACATGCGAAAACATGGATACCCACTTATTTCCCCAGCCATCAAGGGTAAGGATAGCGTTGAGGAGGGCATAGAGTTCTTAACGTCATACGATATTGTTGTCCACCCTCGGTGCGAGAATACTATCTATGAGCTGAAGAACTACAAGTACAAAGTAGACCCTTTGACGGAAAACGTACTACCTATACTAGAGGACAAGGACAACCACGTAATAGACGCTCTAAGGTATGCTTGTGAGGGAGCCCGGAAATCAATCAAAGTACAGAGACAAATAGTCATGCCAAAAGTAATAATACCTAGCACCTGGATGGGGTCATGAAAGAAGAGGATTTAGTAAAAGAAGCCCATGAACGGTTTGCAGAGCTTGAGGAAGTCGAAAGGCCACTCAGAAGATTGTGGATTGAAGACCTTAAAATGGCTCATGGAGACTCTGACAATAACTGGCAGTGGTCTCCCGATGACATAAACTCAAGGACAGGCAAGACAACCGTAACCATCAACAAGATCAAACAGCATAACAGACAAATTACCAATGATGCTAGAGAAAATAAGGTAGAGATTAAGATAAAGGCTGAGGGCAACGGAGCGCACAAGAAAACAGCCGATGCTATCCAGGGAATTATCAAGCATATCTGCAAGGTATCGAAAGCCGATACAGCCGTTGATACAGCCTTTGACTTTGCTGTCGATGCTGGGATTGGCTATTGGTACATCACAACTGATTACATCGATGATACATCAAACGACAAGCATGTCCTGATTAAGCCTGTCCCTAACCCGCTAAACGTTTACCTGTGTGAAGGAGAGGAATTTGATGGCAGCGATTCACCGTTTGGCTTTATCTTTAAGGATATGCGCAAACAGGAGTTCCAAGCCAAGTATCCAGATGCTGAATTAACCGGATGGGATAGCCAAGAAACCGAGTGGATGAAGAAGGATAAAATCCGCGTAGCTCATTATTACAAGCTTATCGAAAAGGATGACAGGCTGTACTTTAATGAGGACGGGCAGTCGATGAAGCTATCAGATGTTAAGGACTCAGAGCAGCGAAAGGCATTGAAAGCCAGTGGCCTAAAGTCAAGGCCAGTAAAGAATAAAAAGGTTATGTGTTACTTGATAGCAGGCAATCAATTGCTAAATGAGTACGAATGGATTGGAACAACTATACCCATCGTGCCCTGCAAAGGCGAAGAAAAGATTATTGATGGCGAACTGTATCGTGCTGGTAATACGCGCTTGATTAAAGAGCCTCAGCGTATCCTTAACTACGAAAAATCATGCGAGGTAGAGTTTAAGAAGTTACAAGGTAAAACTCCTTGGGTTGGACCTTATGAAGCCTTTAGCGGATTTGAGCAATTATGGGATACAGCTAACATAATTAATCACTCAAGATTGCCGTATAACCATAAAGATGACAACGGTGATGAGATTCCATCACCTAGACGTGTAGAGCCGCCAATGTCAAGCCAGGCATACATCACTGGTATTGAGCTGGCCGAGAAAGATATGCAAGGCGTGTCAGGCCAGTTTGATGCGCAAATGGGGCAAAATGTAAACCAGCAGTCTGGTAAAGCATTGCTGGCTGTACAGTCACGTGGCTTAATATCGACTTACAACTTTATAGATAATAAAGCACGGGCATTAAAGCGCACGGGTGAAATACTACTTGAGATCATCCCAAAGATTTACGATATTGAGTCGGTAAAGCGCATTATCGGCGATGACGAAAAAGAAAAAGAAATATCAATCAATCCCGAACAGCCGGAAGCATACAGAGAAGTAAAGAAGCCAGACGGTTCTATCATGGAGATATACAACCCAGGCGTAGGTCGTTACATGGTAGATGTGCAAGTAGGCGCTAACTATGGAACACGCAGACAGGAATCTTTTAACGCACTCACAGAGATAGCCGGTAAAGACCCAAAATTTATGGACATAGCAGGAGATATATACTTTGAGATTGGTG